CAGCTGCGCCATCATATAGTTCTCTTGTGCTTCTTATGAGTTGTCGTTCTTTAACTAAGTTATCTAAACTTGCTCTTTCAACAACTGTAAACCAATCGCCTTGTGCAACTGCCATGAGTGCTTGTATTACCCAAACATCTGCCCCTTGTGAAACTGCTGTAGATAATCCAACTTGTTTTCTTTGACCAGTCTTATCAGGAAAATCATAAACTGCAACTGTAATCTTTACTGGGTTGCCATCTCCGTCTGTCGGCATACCGACTAGTGGAGGCATCTCTTGTAATAATTCTTTTGTTGGCGTTCCTTGTGTGAACGGCATCTCGCCCTCTATTGCTTTCGTATTCTGCACAGAACAGGATGCAATCGACAATGATAACAAAATTGGTACTATGTAATCCATTAGAATTTAAAGTCCCCAACAGGCACAACTAATTGTGTTAATGAACCGTCAGCGGCAGTAACAGTTAATGTGATTGTTTCTGCTGTTTCATCTTTTACCCATGAAACAGTTGAACCATCAGGTAAAGTTGCAGTACCACTCAATGGGCACTCTACTGCGGTTGTGTCCGTATCTTCAGTACAATTCGTGCCAAACATATTATCAACCATCTGTTTAGATAAGTTTGCAAATATACGACTCTCAACATTCGTTACAAACTTTGAAAGTGTTGTGTTATTAGCATCTCTAGCCGCTTTAGCAGCTGCTGAGATTAAGTCGTCTTTTACTGACTCCCTTCTGTTGTATTGAAGTTGTTCTATTGATAGTACATGACTAGAATACCCCACTCCACTAAATGCAGGATTACTAAAATCAAAAGTCAAATCACTCGATATTGCTGAGGTACTAAACCCTATCAATAAAAGCATTTGTAATAATGTTTTCATACTACTATTTATAACAATTTAAACCATAAAAAAGGGGACCGAAGCCCCCTTTCTGTGTTACTAAATTACTTCTTCCAAAGTGACCATAAGATTGCAATTGTTACTAATCCTACTAAACCTTCGTTGCCTAGGCTTGCGACTATGCTAGAGATGTTATCGATAACACCTAATGATAGAAATGGTACATTTGCACCAAAGACTACTTCTAATGCTACTGATAAACCAATTAGTTGTACAGCAACTGTCGTTATATTACCTATTGTATCCGTTATATTTTTCCACATAAATTTTTCTCCTTTTATGTTATTTTGTTTTTGATATCTCAAACTTCATTCATCATAAGTGTTAATATTTAGACAAAAAAAGGGTTAGAAAACGAATTTCTAACCCTTTAGTAGTGAAAACAGGTGGAGAGTTTACTCGTCCTCTTCCGCTAACTTACTGAAATAACTCAATGTTTCGTCTGAATCATCATCAGCAGTAGTTACTGGACTAGGTGTCGGGGAACTTACTGTTTCTTCTACAACTGGTGCAGCTGTCTGCGTTACAGGTGGGATTGCAACATCTTCGGCAGTACCAGTATTCCTAACACCAGAAAGAACTTTGTCAAGTTTTGCTTTAAGCTCATCATATGATTTAAAGTTTTCTGCTGAAAGAAATGGTTTTAATGGAAATTGTTTATTCCATATTCCTTCTATAGCCTCATCATTATCTGCGATTGCAGACGGACTATCAAATTCAGATTTGTCATAATTCCAGTAACCATCAACTTTTCTGATTTTCAGTTTAAAGTTTGCACCTTCCCAAAAGTCAAATGGGTTGATAGGTGATTCATCTTCAAACTCAGGCTTCATCGCTTCAGTAATCTTATCAAAGATTTTCTTACCGAACTTATATAGTTTTATCTGGCCTTCATTTTCAGGATGTTTAGGGTCACTTATAATCATAATGTTTGCAGTATAAGAAAGTTTACGCTTTCTCTTTCGTGCAATTTCTTTATCTGCTTCAACACCAGAATTCCATAGTAAACTATTTGCCTCACTAATCGGACATTTCTGATTAAGAGTAGTCAAACTATTTTCAATTAACCAGCCGCCTGGTCCTTGAAATGCGTGTGACCATAGTCTTGCCCATGGTAAGTCCTCATCTTGAACTGCCGGCAGAAATCTAAAAACAGCATACCCATTACCAGACTTATCTAGTTCTGGTTTCCAGAATCTGTCATCTTGATATGAGTTTGTTTGTCTTTGTGGTTCTGCGACTTTTGATAGTTCACCCATTAGGGTGTCTAGGTTGTTTGAGCGTTTTAACGCTGATAGGCTTGTTGCCATTTGTATTTCTCCTGTATTATTGTATTTGTATTATTATTGTATCGTTTTGTGCTGTATATGTCGCACCTTTATATTTATAACAAAAGTATATCTCAATTTGGAGCGGAAGAGAGGGTTCGCACCTCTGACTACAGATTGGAAACCTGTCGTGTTACTTTTACACTACTTCCGCATGTTTCTTGATATATGTATATATTATACACTAAGTTCTGGCCTTTGTCAAGCGTTTTACCATATTTATTGAGCGGATGCACACATAACAAAAACAAGTGGCATTATGCAAGCTACAAGATAAATCACAACAAAGAATCCTATTATTTTAAGTATCATTATTCTACCTGTTGTATTGAAGTTGTTCTATTGATAGTACATGTTCTGGTTTTATTAAATCACAATTGTATGATAAAGTTCGCCTTGCCTCGTCTGTGCCATTAAATGGATAAACGCCATGTAGCATAGTGTAAGGAAATACTATGAAGTCGCCTGGCTCTAAATCTCTTTTCCAGTTGACTACGCCAAGCGGGTCTTGATTGCCACCAGTTAGTTCTAACCATCCGTTTGAAGGATCCTCTGGATTTGTAATTTCTTTACCATAAGTATCAGGTCTTTTTAACATTAATACAGAAGATAAACCTAAGTCGGTTTGTGGACTTGCATGAGTATGAAAAGGATTGTATTCGCCAGCTTTCATTTCGTTTATCCATACATGTTGTAAACTAACATTCCACCAAGGCTTTTGAATTGATTTCATATATTGTTGAAAACAACCAGTAAAAAGAACTTTCATATCATCAGTTATTAAACTATTAACTAGTTTTTCTTCTTCAATCTTACCAACAAGATTTTTATTCCATGATTGTAAGTCTTTTACCTGTTCATCATATGATTTATTAATCGCATCTATCACTACCATAGGCAATTTAAAATGTAGAATCATACTGCCCAACATGTAAGGCATCATTGTTACTTCGTGTTCTGTTTCTTCAGCCATTTCTCTCCTTTATTTCTTTTTTCTGATTAAATCACAATTATAAGACATTGTTCGCCTTACTTCATCTGTACTATTGAACGGATATACAGTATGTAATAGCGTGTATGGAAATACATAAAACTCTCCTACTTGTGCATCTACTCGTGTTTGTGAAATAGAGAGTGGTGATTGGTCGCCGCCAGAGAATTCTAACCATCCGTTTGCAGGCTTTTCTTCTCTTGATGCTTCTACACCATACCAGTCAGGTCGTTTTAACATTAATACAGATGATAATCCCATGTCGCTGCCAATACTTGTATGAAAATGTGTTGGGTTATATTCACCAGCTTTCATTTCATTTATCCAACAAGGACCTGGAACACAATTCCACTTTACTTCATTACGAATTTCCATATATTTTTCAAAACAAGTTTGAAAAGTTTGTTTCATTTCTTCTGTTAATATAGTATTAACTTTTTTCTCATCTGCAATTTTACCAGCAAGTTGTGTGTTGTATGATGGCATTTGCCCATTGTGTTTATCGTATGCATCATTAATATCATCTATCAAAGCCGCAGGTAAATTAAATTTAAGTATTATTGTACCCAAATTAAATTGACTCATTTTTATTTCCATTCTACTTCCTTTAGTTTAGAATTTACTTCAATGACCTTTTGCAATATTTCACTATCTGTATAATGTAGAAATGCTAATGTGTCTTTCGGGAAACATTCTCCGCCGAAACCAAGACTACCTTCATCATTTGGGGCAGTCATATGTGAAGGCCCAATGTTCTCAAATCTAGCAAGAATATCAATCACTCTCTGGTGTTTTCCTAATCTCTTAGGCTGTATTAGATTTTTGTCAGTTGTGATGTTTAACAACTCATGAAAGAAGGCAACTTTAGTTGCTAACCAAGAATTATGAACATACTTCACCATACTTGCCGTATGTCTATCAGTTTCAATAAATTCTACATTCATGCTTGATAATATATTTTTCCACATTGTGGTGTTATCTGGTATACCACCAAGAATACAAACTTCTTGATTATCGAAATCTTTTTCTGATGTTCTCAAGAATTCTGGACTGTATACTACATTATCTGCATATGATTCTACTATATCTGGTAGAACTGTACTTTTAAGAAGAACTGGTGTGTCGCCTAGTTCTTCAAGCACTTCTCTTACTATACTGTCATCACATAGGCCATCAACTGTAGGTGTTGGAACTGATACTACAGCACCTAAGTCATTCATATGAATGTAATCACTAATCTTATTATCATTGTGTTTTGGGTCAATACGAACAACTGCATAACCAAATTCTTCTAATGCGTTTGCCATTGTTTCGCCTATATGCCCACAACCCACAACTAACATTGTTATTCGTTTTCGCATTTCCATTAGTTCAAATTGATATGAGCTCTCACTCTTAACTGGTTTTTTCTTTTTAAATAATCCTTTAAACATTCTAAATCTCCTTCAATTTATTTTTTAATGTCATTTTATATTTCGTGCTGTTAAATTTCATAAACGGCCTGTATCTTTCCATTCTGTCGTGTAACTTCGGCCACAATACTGTTTCTGATATATCTTTATCTAGTCGTTTTGCAAATGAAAGTATATCTTCTAGTATCACAAATGTTTCAATACATATTTTTTTAGACAGAACCATCTTTAATATTGGTGGGTGTTGTCCGTCATGTGATGTGAATATATCATCAAACTGTATTTTATTTATAGTCATTCTTTCTAACATGTAATCTATATCTTGTTCATAATAATAATGTAATGACTCTAATCTCTTAGACCACTCTTTATAACTTTCGTCACCAGTTGAGCCAATAATATCGCCAACCCATAGATTAGTATTATTGACAAAGTTACTAACAAAATAATCGACCACAGTAGTGCTGTTATAAGTCCTAGAAAGTTTGTGAAAAAAATATCTATCCCTTCTCTTAGTGAAGGTTTCCAGTCTTGCAGTTGTTCGTCCGCCGTGTCTATGAAAGTCGTAACTTCTGTTCTTGCTTGTGAAATGTAATTTGATTGCCAAATAGACTTTATATACTTCAAAACCATTCATTCTCCTATAGTATCTCTTTTAATTTTTCTACGAATAAATCTACACCTTTAGAGGCATTTGCAGTCCACTCTTGTGGGTCGCCAGCATCTGATATGTACTTGAAACAACGAAAAGGTAAGTCGTAGTCTTTACACACAGTCGCCAATGCAAATGATTCCATATCAACTATATCATAGTCGTCTTGTTTTGATTCGCCGTGCAGAAAAAAACTATCGCCTGTACCACATGTAATGCCATCTAGTGTTGTTGTTAAAAATGATATGTTTCTGTTACCCCATGGCGTTTCATAGTTCTGAAATCCTAGTGGTGTTACATCCATATCTCTCTGTATAAAATTAGTAACTTCATATAGTTTACCAACTTCAACTCTATCACTAACTTTAGCAGCTGTGCCATAATTTATAATTGAATATTTCCAGTTTCTTAAATGATATGCATGTTCCATAAGTGCCTTTGTGGCATTTATTTTACCAACACCAGTATATAGTATTTGACTTTCCCAATCTTCTTCTGGGAAACCATTTAGTTCTGCTGGTATGGCAGAAAGTATTGCAACTTGTGAATTCATATTGGTAACTGTGGTACTTTATCTA